ACGTACAGCCGCCCGTGCCGGTTGCTGATACGTCTGCGGACACGGCCTCCGAGCCGGAACAGCCTTGGTGGGATGATCACTTTAAGCCAGCGGCCTTCAATCCGAACTGGCAACATTTCTTGGTTAAGGACGAAAATGGGGAGGAGCAATTCGGCCCCAATACGCCAGCGGAGGTTCAGCAGGCGTATATTCAGCATGCCGTCCAGCAGCGGGAAACCCTGCAAAAGTTGGCGAGCAATCCGTACGAGTTCATGTCTCCGATGATAGAAGAAGCTGTTCGACGCGCCCGCGATCAGGCGAAAGAAGAGCTTACGACGGAAATGAACCAGCGGACTGAAACCAGCTATATCCAAGGTCTTGAGCAGCAGCACAAGGATTGGATGTACATGAAGGACAGCAACGGTCAATTCGTGAAAGATCCCAGCACCGGACAGGCAGCGCCGTCTGGCTTGGGTCAACGGATGCATCAATTGATTGCCGCAGTGTCCGCGCCGCCGGAACAGGGCGGATATGGGATTTCTGATCCCCGCGCACGCTGGAATGCTGCATATCAGCAACTGAGCCGCGAGGTTCAGGATCAGCAGCAGCAGAAAGCCTACCAGCAATGGCAACAGCAGCAGTCAGCTGGCGGTGGCGAGCAGCAGGCTGAAGAGCAGTCGCCAACGGATCAGGCAGTTAACAAGAAGCTCAAGCTACTGAAGAAGAATCGTAATCTCGCCAGCAAAGAAGGGAACAGGACTGGGACGGAAACTCCTCCTGGTCGCAATGCGCCAAGCAATAGTTCGTCGCGTCAAGGTTTTGGAAATGTCGCTAATCGCGTGCGTGATAGCCTTGCCGCAGAATTGTCAACGCTTACTAACTGAGGTGCATTATGCCTTCGACAACCACCTGGGGTCGCTCATTAGCTGCCAGTATCGTCAAGCATCTGCCGGATGTTGAGGACGAAGTTCTCCGCAACCGTCCGGTTTCCGCCTACCTGAAGGATCGTGGTCGCTTCCTGTTTAATCAGGGCGGCAACGGATTCGACTGGCGAATCAAATACAAGCTGCATACTGTCCAGGGCAACACCGGTGAAACGGCTCGTAACTTCACACGAACCAACCGCTATCAGATTGCCGAACTGGAATACCGTGGCTACCAAGTCGTGGATGCAATCTACAAGAAGGAGATGCTCGAAAATCGCGGGCCGGAGCAGATCATTGATCTGGCGGGCGATATGGTCGAGGATCTGACCGAGAGCCTCGATGAACACATTGGCGATCAGTGGTACGTCGATGGCAATCTGGCTGGCAACGAAAACTCGCTGCACGGCTTTGAGTCCATGATGGGCATCGATGGTTCGGTAAACATTACGACCGGCGCGCAGGAATCGTCAGCGCGTGCTGCCGACTTGTACGGCTGGGCATCCGATACCTATGCCAACCTGACAACCGGCCTGGGCGACTACGGCGGATCGCAGACTTCCGGCGTTTGGCCCGATGGTCAGGCGCAACCGGCATACGACTTCTGGTCGCCTGTTGTTGCGAACTACACAAGCACGGCCCTGCCTGGATCGTCTGATACTTGGGCTGCTCAGGGCATTGAGGCTATTCGCGCGTTGCAGATTGCCGTTCACCGTAACGGTGGTCAGAACAATGCCGCCGACTTCGGCGTACTTGATCGTTCGCTGTATCGCGACTTGCTTAATCTGCTCGACGACAAAGAGCGGGTCTTGGTAACGAACGATGCCGGTCTTCGCAGCTTCGGCTTCAAGAACGTCGTCGAAATCGACGGTGTTGAGTGGACGCACGATTATGGCGTTCCGGTCAATGTTGGCTATGTGTTCAACGTAGACCAGATGGACGTTCGTTCGATGCAGGCTACCTTCCTCAACTCGGACGAAAACGAGTGGGACATCGATAGCCAATCCATGAAGTACGTCGTGGACTGCTTGGCGAACATCAAATTCAAGTCACCTCGCAACTTCGGTAAGTTGCAGAATATTGCGTAATCCGTTTAATCGTTAACGAGTATGTAGCTCGCAGGAGTTAAAAATGTCAGACACATCCCCGCCGCCCCTGGCCCCAGGCGAGTTCTTTGATTCTTCTGCCAGTCACGATGGCGAACAATTCGAGGGTCGGGAATTTGTATTTGCCGACGTTAATGAAACGACCGGCGCGAAGCGATCCTACAAGGACGTTGTTCGCCGCATCGTCAAGAACAGCAGCGGATCTGCCCTAAGAGGAAAGCGGTGCGTCGTACTGAACGGCGCTGGCACGGAGATTACCGGCTATTCCCGAAGAGGTTCAGCCGTTGCCGGTGCGCAGATATGCTTCCCGCTCGATGAATACCTCCCCTCTGCCGGACTTGGCAATGGTGACTGGGGATACGTTGTCGTTCAGGGCAATGCGATTTGCCTGACTGGTGCTACAGGAAGCGAAGCAACCAGCATACCAGCAGGGACTCCGCTGATTGCCATCACTGCTACTACGGCGGAAGAAACCTCCACCGCTGCGGCCAATGCCGGTCGCCTCGTGAAGAAGATTAGTAGCGGCGATCAAGGTGCGACCAGGGCGCTCAACTTGCTGGCCCAAGTCGGTGCTGCAATGACCGCAAGCACTACAGATGAAACCGACCAGGACGTTCTTGTTAACGTCGTCAGGAAATCTGGGTTCTACACCGATTATTAAGCCGCCATGCCGTCCGCGCCAGACAAGTTGAAGCAGTTTGAAAATTTCGGCATACACACGCCCGAAAGAGATTTGGCTGTCCTGCGGGACTTATCCTCTTCTCTTTCGGGCGATGTCGTATGTATTCCAGCGCCACGCAGTAATTTTGTAACCGCTCAACTACTGCTGGCGCGGTAGGGGCGGGCCGTTCTTCGGGGCGGCTCGCCCATTTTTGAGAGGAAAAGAATGGAACCTAGAAAGCTAAATGTTTGCTTCGCTTCGTTTCCCTACGGCGGCAACGGTGGAGTGCCAGCCGAACATCCGAGCATTCGGCATTGGTATTTGAATACGATACTTTCGGCTACAGGCAATGAGAGGATCAAGGATGTTTCCTGGTTCGATATAGCCGACACGCCCATCACGATGAGCCGTAATCAGGCGGTGGAACAAGCCAAGAAGCAGGGCGTCGATGTATTGATTATGATCGATTCGGACAATTGGCCCGATCTCCACCTTACGGATCGCCCAGGCGCGAAGCCGTTCTTTTCTTCCAGCTTCGATTTTCTTTACGACCACTACGAGCGCGGGCCGGTTGTTATTGGTGCGCCCTACTGCGGCCCGCCACCTCATCGCAATATCTATGTTTTCCGCTGGGAAAATACCGACGATGATGGTGCAGATGATACATGGAAGCTGGGTCAGTATACCCGCACGGAAGCCAATATGCTGGGCGGTATTCAGGAAGTTGCGGCATTGCCGACCGGCCTGATCATGTACGACATGCGGATATTCGACATTGTTGAGACACCCTACTTCTATTACGAATGGAAGGGCGAAGACGAAAGGTGCAGGGAGTGCGGGCAGACGTTTTCGCATTACGACGAAAGCCACAACCCAATCCTGGGCGACCGTGCATACAAGGCATCCACGGAAGATGTCACGGCTACCCGCGATATGTCGCAGATCGGCATTGCGAGCCTGGGGTACAATCCGGTGCATTGCAACTGGGATGCCTGGGCCGGTCACCTGAAGGTGGAGAATGTCGGCGCGCCGGTAATGTTCCGCGAAGACCAGATCAACATGAAGCTGAAGCGGGCGTTTGCAAGCGGTCGCCGCGATGAAAAATTGGTTTGCATTGGACATGGTGGCAATGGAAAAAGCTCCTGAACTTCCTGAACTGGACAGTGCAGAAGGCAAGAAATGGTGCGCCGGTCATCCAGGGACGCACTCGCCTGATCTTATAGACCGCAAGGAGTTTCGTAAGGCTAAGGGGAAGGCGGATGGTCTTCGCTCCGAATGTACGGCTTGCGAAAAGGCCAAGACTGCGGATCGAAAGCAGCTTAAGGTTAATGCGAAAAACAAGAAGGTCAAGGAAAAGAAGGAGGAGCGGGTCAACGACTTCCATACAGTCGCAGTGAACGACGGTACGGAAGGCGAAAGCTTTGCTCCCCGCACGACGGAACTGTTGGAAGCGGTCATGGAGGATGTCGGCGGGCTGCGAGAGTTTGCCGGTATCGTCAGCGACCACTTAAAGAACGCACCGGATGGCAGTGTCCAGAAGGGGCGTGCGATTGATGTGATGACTCGCTTGGTGGACAAGCACACCAAATCCGAGGAAGAAGCGGAGCCGCTTGCGGTTAAGGACGAAGGCGATCTTCACCGCATGCTTGAGGAAAAGTTATTACTACTGGCACAGCGGAACGGTCTGCGGATCGTGGTTAATCCAGTGGATGGCACGGATGGCTCAGAACAAGAAAAAACTGAAGGCACAGCAGATAGTCCAGCACCTTCGTAGCACATTCGAGGGTTCTGCTACTACGCAGGAATTGCAAGATGTTGTGCGGCTCGCTGAAGAGATCAATCTCCGCAAGATTGAATCTTTGAGGCTCTATGTACCTACCCTGTACCAGGACGAAGCGCATAAATGCGGGGTGACGAACCGCATCGTTTCCGGTGGCAACCAGTGCGGCAAGTCCCTGTGGGCGGCTGTTGAGGTCGCCCGTGCCGCGCTTGGTCGCGACCCCTACAATAAATACCGCAAGCCGGAAGTCGAGTCCGACTTTATCATCTTCATAGTCGGTTACGATCAAAAGCATGTGGGTCGCCGCCTGCACCGCTATCTCTTTCGTGCCGGTGCGTTCGACATTATCCGCGATCCTAAGACACGGGAATGGCGGGCATTCAATCCACTCAAGGACAAGAAGATTGCCCACCTACGCAAGCCTGCGCCGCCGTTGATTCCGCCACGCATGATCAAATCGATAGCCTGGGCCAATAAAGCTGCCAAGGTCTTCGATAGCGTTACGCTGCACAACGGTGCTGAGATATTCGCCTTTCCATCTAAGGGCGAACCGCCGCAGGGGGATCAGGTCGATCTGTACTGGATTGACGAAGACATCGAATATGATGATTGGGTAGACGAGGCCCACCAGCGTCTTTCAAAGCGCAGCGGACTCTTCATCTGGTCGGCGTTGCCGAAGTCCAAGAACACGGCGCTCATCGACATGATGGAGCTAGCCGAAACGGAAGAGAAAGCAAAGAATCCCAACTGCGTTGCCTACCGCTGGAGCTTTCTCGATAACCCGCATATTGCAGCCGAAGAGAAGGCCAAGCGGGTTAAGGAGCTTTCCGCTCGCGGTCAGGAACACTTGCGGCTGCGTATCTACGGCGATCCCCAGGCCAATCATTGGTTGATGTATCCAGAGTTCTCAATTGATACGCACGGGATAGATCGCGATGAATTGCCCAAGCGGGGCATTCCCCATGATTGGTGTCGCTACAAGATAACCGATCCTGGCCGCACGCGAGCCGGTGTGCTGCTTGCGGCGTTGCCGCCGCCTGACAGCAAGTTCGCTAAAAAGTACGGCAACTGCATTGTTGTCTACGGGGAAGTCATCCTCAAGGACTGCAATGCCGCCAAGTACGCTTCGGCGGTCAAGCGGAAGTGCGGAGACGATATATTCTGGGAGTGGATTATCGATGAACACGGCGGTCGCATTCGGGATATGGGACCGCGCAGCAAGCCGGTCAAGTGGTACTACGCCGATGAGCTAAAGAAAAAGGGTATGCTTTCGCAGTCGATTGGTGCTAACTTTGTTCCTGGCTGCGATGACATCGAAGCTCGCGTTGAGGCGGTTGCATCGTGGCTGACCATCCGCCCAGACGGAACAACCAAGTTGCGGGTGCTGCGGGGGGCATTGCCTGAGTTCCAGCGTGAGATCCGCAAGTACCGCAAGAAGGTCGATCAGCGAACCGGCTTGGTCATGGATCGCCCACAGTACGGTCGCATGCAGGAATTGATGAATTGCCTGGAATACTTAGCCGCTCGCAATCCTCGCTATCATCCTCCCGTGCGTAAATCGAGAAAGCCAAAATCTTGGGCGGCTAGAAGGATGGAGGAGAAGAAAAAGAGGAGGGAAGAGAATCGGGAACCTGGACACATTGTCCTTAATTAACTTTGGAGAGACAGATAATGCCTACCGAATCGCCAGTACATGAAAACTCAACGACTCAAACCATTGCGGACATCCAGAAATCCGCCAAGCAAAAAACGGAAGACCTTGCCCGCACATTCGTCATGCCGCCGGTAGATCCAGGCGACGAAGTTCTGTGGTTTCCGCTTGCCGACAGAAACAAGCCGCCGCACATTGCGGTTGTCCGCGCAAACTACCACCAGCAGATCGAGGTGACGACGCGAGGGCCGGTCGGACAGGAATACGATTCGGTTCGCCATGTGGATGATCCGAAGCTGATCCTCAATACGAACTACCGCAAGTTCGGCGCGTGGGACTATACGGACGGCGCAAAAGCGAAAATGAAGAAGGAGAAAGACCTGGACGAGCGGCTGACAAAGCTCGAAAAGGCGGTCGGGGAACTTAGCGGCAAAAGGCCCAAAAAGTCGGTTGAAGAACTTGACTCCCCCCGAAAGCAGCAGAGCAGGGCGGCGCGACCGCAGCAACCACGGCAAAACCAGGACGGTAAATAATGCCCGCCGACAAATTCGACGACGCCCAGTTCAATCACGAAATGCTGTCAATCGTTAAGGGCTGGCAGACGCAAATCAACACTGCGCGCAAGTACAAGGAGAAGGCGTTCGGTGATGATGCCGAATGGGCCATGCGTCTGTTCGACGGCAATGATGTCGATAAATACTGGGAAAACAAGATGGCCTCCTTCGAGGGGGCCAAGATGACCCCGCCTGCCTTCTTGGTGCAGGTGAACAAGCTGGCGGAAGTCAACCAGTTATTCGGGCCAGCCCTGTACGTTCAGAACCCGACCGTGGTGGTTTCCCACAGTCGTCGTCCTATGGTTGGGCCGGAAATCCTTGCCGGTCAAATGGCCGACCCGATGATTCTTCAGCAGTATCAAATGATGATGCAGCAGCAGGGACTCCGCGATAATCTGCTGACATCCGCCGCTGGCATATTTGAGCATTACATTAACTATTCGCAATTCGAGCTAGACAAGAAGCGGCATTGCCGCAAGTGGATTACGGAGGCGATCCTCAAGGGAATGGGGGTCTGCTGGACGGAACTTTACCAGCCGCCTGGGATGGAGTATTCGATGATCGGATCGTTTTACGATACGGTCGATAATCTGATATTCGATCCAGATGCGGATGAGTGGTCTGACATCCGCTGGGTTGCCCGCCGTCGAGTGCAGCATGTCTACGAAATCGAGAAGCGATTCAACATACCAAGAGGGGCGCTGGAGAAATACGCCTACAAGGAATCTGCACACGACAAGGACAGCAAGAAGACGAAAAAGAATGCATCCGACAGGACTCACGGCAAGCAGAACCATCTGCTGGAATACTACGAAATCTATTCCAAACTTGGCTTCGGCGGCAAGCTCTCCAAGAATCCAGACGATCATGACAAATACGATGCACTTGGTGAATATTGCTATATCGCGGTCTGCCAGAAGTGTCCCTATCCGCTGAATGTTCCTTCGTGGACAACGCAGGGTCCGTACATGGAGCAGGAAGACGACCTGTTCATGCGGGTGCAGTGGCCCATCCCGTTCTGGGCCGAGAAGGATTGCTGGCCCTTTACGCCGCTGTATTTCCACGAACATCCGACGCAGACTTGGCCGATGGCTCACTTCAAGTTCGCCCGTGCGGAAATGGAGTTCGTCAACTGGGGCATGTCATTCCTGGCAACCAAGACGGCGACAAGCTGCAATACGGTAGTCGGCGTGGTCAAGGCTGCTGGTGACGAGATCAAGCACGCGCTACAGAAAGCCGAGGGCGGCTATTCCTATGTCGAACTGGAAGAGGTGCTGGGCAAGAAGCTGAACGAAATCGTTCAATTCCTAGACCCGCCCGCTTTCAATCACGATATTTACAAAATGGTCACTTCGATTGATGCTGCGGCAGACAAGCGGCTTGGCCTCAATGAGATGATTCAGGGTGCTGAAGCGAACCGCCAGATGCGTAGTGCCGCCGAAGCGGAGATTCGCCATCAGCATGCAACGACCCGCCCAGCCGACTTCAGCGCCAAGGTCGAAGATGCCCTGTCGAAGATGATCACCAAGGAAGCCTTCGCTATGCGCTGGCTGCTGGAACGCAAGGACATTGAACCAGTTGTCGGGCCGATAGGTGGCTTCGTCTGGGAGAAACTTATTTCCAGCACTGAAGTCGAAGAGGTTGTCCGCGAATTTGATTTTCGCGTCGAGGCGGGATCGACCCGCAAGCCGAATAAGGCCCGCTTGCAGGAGCAGGCGAATGCATCGATGCAGGTCATGCTGCCCATCTTCCAGGGCTATTATCAGGCATTTGGCGATCCTGGCCCGATAAACGAGCTACTGAAGTTCTGGGGCAAGGCTTACGACTACGAAAACATTGATCAATTCCTAGTGCCGGATCGCAGTCAGCAGCAGCAGCAGCAAGCGGTCAATGCTCAAATGGAAGAGCAAAGGCGACTGGAAGAAGAGCATCAAGGCGGTCTGCGGCGTAAGGCTGAAGAGCAGCAGGTTAAGAACCAGGGTCGCGTCATGGAGCAACAGATAAAGAACCAAGGTCGCGCAGAGGAACAGCAGGTCAAGAACCAGGGCCGCACAGAAGAGTCGCTACTTAAGCAGGCGCTGGCAGAGGTAGCGGCTCGCCAGGGAGGTGGGTAATGGGAATCGTCTATAAGAAGAATGGCAAGACGGTCAGCCGCGAGGAAATGCTGGAAGAACCCCAGCAGGATCTTCCTTACGGCGAATACTTTTCGTTTGGTCTGGGTGATACCGACCGCACGTTCATGGATGGCTACATGAACGGTAAGAGCCTTTCGCAGATGTCGCCGGTCGCCCGCATTGTTGCCATGCGCGCCGCCCGCGCCGCAGGGACTTCGATCAGCGGCAAGAAGCACGTTAGTGGACTTGGCCCAGTCACCGATCCTTCCGCATGGGTGGACGGCATTGGCGACGTTGTTCGGGTTGCCCGCGAGAAGAACAAGACGGTGACGATAAACGGTCACGTTAAGAATAAAGCCACTCCAGTTCCGCGACCGCCCAGCAAGGCATTGGCCGATGATTTAGCCGGTGAGATGGTGGCTCGCGAAGTTAGCCGCGATCCAGGTCTGGCGGGAAAGCATCCGCAGGAACTGAAAGAAATGGTTACGGATAAATACGGTGCGAAAAAATGAGCAACGAAGATGCGGCGGCGATCCAAACCGAATTGAAGTGGCTTAAGGAATCTGTACTCCAGACCAAGAAGGCTATCGATGAAGTGAAAGACATGCTAGACGGCGAAGACGGTAGGCTGGGGATGGCCCAGAAGGTTAATATCCTGTGGAGGATTCACGCAATAATGGCTGGGATCGTCGGTGCTACGACCGGAAGTATTGCCACTTACCTAGCGATGAAAATGGTTCCGTAGTAATGAAGTATTATCTAGGCCCATTTGAGCATCTGAACGATGAAGTGGGGGAGCGATGGACAGCCCCGTCCGGCGCTCGTCTTATCTTCGATTTTCGCCCGTTGCCGTCGCAATCCGACTACACCTATCGCGACCGGCCATACGCCGTATTCGCTGCCGATGCGCTTGATAGTGAGTACGAACTTCTAGGGGAAGGCAGTAGTCTACAGGATTGTTTGCTGACCCAGTCCACCAAAGACGTAATCTCCCAGAGACTAGGGGTCACCGCTACTGGAGACACGCTGTTTCAGGGCATCGTAGATGTAATGCAGAGGGGCGATCCTAGCGGGGGAGAGAATCATCGGCCACTGACGACATCAGTGTTTGAGGGTGAGCCGATATCTAACACCACTGCCCGCATACTAGATGTTGTTCGGTACGACATCCGTGAGGGATTTTTGAAAGATCAGGAATCTGGATCAGACCAGACCAAGTGTAGAAAAAGGTTGGGCGCATACTGTAATAAGCACGGCATCGACGATTGGCGAACTCTTCTCTTGCCAGATATCAGGGATCACCACGAATCACCACTGCCCCCCACTACTGTGATCTCGGACAAGTTAAATAGCCTTGGCGATTTCTCCACTCAAAGCGGAACGTGGTCTGCGTCAGGTGGTCTGCTTAAGAAGACTGGAGCAGGTGACGCCTACGACACGATTCATCACAACCAAGCACTGTCGTCTGCCAATCAATACTGCGTCGTCGGTGGCAACGCATCAACCACCGGAACGACTTTGGTATCTGGGCCGATGGTAAGGCATCCAGGCAATGCGAACACGGGGTACTGGTGCTTTGAATATAAATCTGGTTCAACGTACTACGTTTACCTGTCAAAAATAGTTAGCGGCTCTCGAACCGACTTAACTAGCAGCAGCATGGCAGCGCATGGCGCGCTGGCAGTCAGGGCAGACAGTTCAGACATTCGCGCATGGCGTTACACGGTCACCGTTCAAACG